TATACTATACAATGAAGCAGGCGATCGATGCCGTCACCTTGGTCACCCAGGAGCTTGAGTCCCAGTCCCTTAACGCGGTCGTCGCCGGTTTTTCCTTCGCGGCCGCGCTTGCGTGGATGGACTTGGTTCGATTCTTGATCAACCAAATCGTTAAGGTTCAACGTAACGGTGGTATGCACTACACGTTGACTGCCTTGTTCACGACGCTCTTGTCGGTGACCGTGTACTTGGTCATGTCGCAAATGTCGTCTCGTGTTCGCAAACCCCTCCAACCGGTCTACGCGGTTACGCGGGCGTAATCACCTGTGGTTTACGTTTCGTGAGCATCAAAGCAATGATGCCAACAAAAACAATCAAAGCTATGGACGCATACTCTTTCCATCTATAAGGATTCTCCAATTCGGGAATACTTATTGGTGGCGGTAACTCCGTTTTTCGATCAACTTTAGGCAAACTTTCGAGTTTATCAGTAGATCCTGTAATTTCAAATTTAAGTACGTGATCCTGGTTTCTAAAATCATAGGGAATGAGTCGTCCGTGACTCATATAGAAGAACTCGACACATAACTCGTGAATAGAACGTTGTGGTCCAGAATGAAATTCATGTGTTAATGGATCGTCGGCGCCTGTGTGTATGATTTCACCATTTTTCGTGAGAATACGTCCCGTATAAAAAGGTGTATTTGAAAAGACAGTCTTGTTAAATTGATCAGAACCAGAACTCACGCGAACGATGATTGATGTTGGTCCATTGAGATTCACGGCGCCTGTGACGATACGACCATTTGATGACGTATAATCGAGCGACGCGAGTCCTAATACTTGATGGGGAGTGGTGTTTGCAGATGCATTGCTTGTGTATCCATATAGACCACTTCCAAACTCAAACGTGAAGGTATTTGAGTCACCGACATTGGAAAATGTGAGAGCATTCGTGTCATCGTCATAGATGACTGATGTCACATTAGATACGGGTGGTGCGAGTTCATTTAACAAATCCGTCGCGAGATCATGTGCATTCGAGTAGTTTGTCTCATCGAGCACGACGAGTGTTCCATCCACGGTAAATGATTTATTTGCGGAATGAATGAGAAGTTGTGTGTTTGGGATTTTTGCTGATACGAGCGAAATCTTTGAAACGTTATAGATTGGACTTTTGAGATTCACGACGTAATTCGATGGCGATGGGTACAAGGTAGCATCTCTTTCACTGCTATCTATGTCGAGGCTGTAGACCTTCATTAAAATATAGGTACAAATATTTTAATGATTGTTTTACACGGATATCTATATCAATTTAATAGAAGCGTTGAGCCAACGGATTATTCGTGAGTTGGTTCTTCGCGACATCGAGCTCATTGCATCTGGCGTTGGGATTTTCGTTACCCTTATAGGCGTTGAAGTTGTAGTATTTGTCATTGGTGTATTGTTGCGTCCAAGCACCGTTGGCAGCGTTCATGCGTCCATCAATTCGCGTGGTATCGGCACGAACACTCGAAAGAACACCACCCTGCTTCAAGGCTGTTTCTCTGACATTCATGCGTCCAGCATTACCCGCTCTGTTCGCCTTACCACGACGATCATCTGCACGGAAACCATAGTTTTGGAGTTGTTCTGTGGTGTATCCCGTGTGGCCACGTTCCTGGGCGATCATGCTACCCGGAGCGTTCCTGTAACCACCATGGAAGTTATGAATACCTGGAGCCGGTTGATTATTGTACTGGTATTGGAATTCATTTGCATCAGACTTATTACGTGTCGGGTCTTGAGCCATCGTTCCCAATGGAATGAATCGCTTGGCTGGGGCATTTTCAAGACCATCCGTGCGCAAACCAGTCTCCGATCTATTGGTCGTACGCTTGGTACGTTCGTGCTCTTGACGAACCATGCGTCCACCCATACCCTGTGCGCGACCCGGCATTTCTGGGCGTCGATTCGGAAGAAACGCCGTCTTTTCTGGCATGTTATGCGTGACCTCACCAATGAGGCCGTGACGACCACCGGAGATATCGTGTGCCGGACCAGATCGACCTGGAAGCGTAGTCAAACGGTATTCACCGACATTCACCGGATTGACACGGAAAAGTTGTTGGTATCCTCCATATGCGGGAACGTTCGGTCCAACACCAACACCCGGACCAACCATTTGCTTTTCAATCGGGGAGAGGTTATTCATACGCCCTTGGTCATACATACGGTTTCGCATATTCAAGATTTCTTGGCCACCGCTTCGCTGTTGTGGAGCGATGACCGCAAACGACGGGGTTTCATTCTTCGGCTGCACGGAAACGGGTGCCTCAAAACGATTTTCTCTGAATTCCGGAACTTGATCAGACAAGAGTGGTTCTTGTGGTTCGGTGATGAGACGAGGTCCCAGTTGAACAGGTTCAGTGTCCTTACTGAGGGATCGACCCGCATACACCAAGCCAGCTACCGCTAAAACTGAGATGGGATCAGCCATTCTTACTTCTTGCTAATATTTTTATTGTGGTATCTTTGGTTAAACAAGCCATTCTGAAGATCAGCTCGGGTGCTCGTCGGTTCATAGGTCATAGACTGAAGCGGAAGCTTACATTCAATGTTTTGAAGAGGGAAAAAGTTACGTTCGTGCGTCTTCACCAAGAACTTGTTGAACTGTGACGTCGACTGCGGTCTGAGTTCATCACTCGTGTCGATGTATTGCGCTGGGGATCCCTTACCAGCCATATATGGCGCCGTGCCATACAACATGGTCTGGGGTCTCGAACCATAGTTCAACGTACTCGGTTGAGGGTATACGAAAACGTCATCCGTCGCGCGGTTTGTCGGGATTGCCGGATTTTCAACGAGCGACAAGCCAGGTTGGAGCTGATATGCCATTTACTATTAGATAAGAATATTTATCGTCTGTCTCCGCTGAAATCTAATCCCGAGAAAGCGCCGAGCTGAGCACCTCTCGCATTGGGGTTGCAAGCACCCGTGTCACTTCTACATAAGGAACGATGCTTATCACCGTAACACCATTCGGCAAACGCCGTTTGATCACCTGGAATGGAGGTGACCGGTCCACTGACAAATTGTCGAGAGGCGGCACTCTTTTGATACATGGGAAGTGGGGATCTCGACCTCCCTGCATCATAGGGGATGCGATCATCCACAAAACTTCGAACAATAGGTCGAACCGACGAGTAATCACACGCCGGTGGTCTGTTGGGGTTATCAGTAATGTCCGTCAATAGAACATTCGCCATCGGATTATCAATCGACGGCATCTGACACCCCTGACCACCAAACATCGGTCGTCCATAGGTCTCCTTGATCATCTTCGCCTTGTACATAACATAAAGAACACCGAGAACGGTCGCACCTAACACAAAGACACGAACATCACGTCGAATCAAATAAAGAAAACAGGTCGCGTAAATGACGAATCTTGAAGCGGCATTCACGCGTTCTTCTGGAGATTGTTTATTGGTTGGCCAGAATTGCAAAACCTTATCCGCCTTGATCAACTCTTTAGGGTCGTCAAACCAAGCCTTCATTTATATAATGTAAGGTTTATTTTTTCATAAGGTTACCAAACATGCTGTTCATGGTCTTCATGAGTGCAGCTTCGTCGATACCCGTCCCATCGTCACCCATTTTGTCTGCGCAATCCTTTGCGATGTTTTCAATCATACTCAACGTCTCTGCCGGAATAGCGGTGATCGTCGTTCCAAGCATGTAGAGCGTTTGGAGATATTGCCAGATCGCATCCTTCGTGTTCGTCGAGAGGGACGCCTTCCAATTGTCCTTGAAATTCAATTCACAGAGATAATCAATTTTGTTGATATCTTCGAGAATGAACGAATCATCCTTTTGTGAAATCTTATCCGCATACGGACTGATTCCAGTCATAAACGTATCGACAGCCATTCTCGGATTCGCATCCTTGAGAAGTTCAAACTGAGTCATGAATTTTTTAATGCCTTTCTCCTGTGGGAATGTCTTGTGCAATTCCACAAGAAATTGAGTCATCATGTCGTTAAAAGCAGAAACCGACGCCATTTTAATACTATACCCTCAAAATCTTTAAGTCTAAAAAGGTTCCGTTGAAATCGACTCACGTTGACCGATACCGTTCGAAACAATAAAATAAATAAGAATGGCGTTGAGTGCCGCCGGCTTCGTGTACTGAGCCATTTGAAGCTTACCTTCGTTGTTGAGTTGCGCCTTCGCGTGAATGTAGATAACCGTGATGAGTCCACCGATCAACGCAGCCCAAACGGGATCTCGAAGATAGTCGGAGAGTTCCATTTAATTATAGCCAACTTTTTTTGTTCTGTGTTCTGGAGCGTCCCCGAAAAAGACGTTTTCGTCTTGAGTCTCGGCTTCAGGTTGGGGGTATGGGTCCTGAACATTATTAATCGTCTTGAACTCGTTATCGAGTGGGGAACCCATCGGACGCGCTAATTCTTCGACTGGTGCGATGTCTTCGACGTCCGCCGGAAAGGCTCCTCCTTCTGGTTCAGCTTCGGCCATCGGCTCAGCCATCGGCTCAGCCATCGGCTC